CACACACCCAGCCCTTTGAGTTCATCCCACTGGGCGGGAAACTCAAGCTTTACGCAACTAGGGCTTGTTCTGATCAGCTCAGGAAACTTCATGGGGTTAGCATCCAGATCCTATCTAGGGAACTAGTTGAAGACATCTACACAGTAACAGCCAGGGCTGAGGATATGACAGGGCGAACGGATGAATCCTGTGGGGTTGTTTCCCTTAAGGGTTTGATGGGTGAAGCTAGGTCCAACAAACTTATGTGTGCTGAAACCAAAGCTAAGCGCAGGGTAACCCTTAGCATCTGTGGTCTTGGTTGGTTGGATGAAACTGAGGTGGAATCCCAAATTCAAGCTCAGCCTATCAGACCTGTTGTCGCAGCTCTGGCAGCACCAGTAGTAGTTGATGAGCAAAAGCCCATGGAAACTTTTCAAGAGGCATGCAGGGCTGTTGAACATGCTTTCCCTGGCACCATGAAAAAGATGCTTAGCCATTACAAGGTTGAGACTGTGGATCAGTTGGTGGAAGCCCAGAAGATTGAAGCACAGGCAACCATAGCAAAGAAACTGGGGGCTAAATAATGAGCATCCTAGACCTAGCTTCTGGCGCAAAGATTCTGGAATTCTGGATTGAAAAAGATTCAGCCGTTGAAGGTGAACTGGATTCAGTCCTGGACGAATTGCTTCAAGAGCTTGAAGGCAAGATTGAAGATAAGGTTGAAGCTTACTGCAGGATTATCAGAGAGCTTGAACTAACCCAAGCTGCAAGGAAAGAAGAGTCTGACCGGATCCGAAAGCTGGCTGATCAGGATGGTAATACAGTCAAGGCAATGAAGGGCAGGTTAATGTTTTTCTTTGGTCTTCAGAAAATCAACAAGCTTAAGACTAACAACTTTAATCTTTCTATCTGCGCTAATGGTGGCAACCAACCTATAGAGGTCAACATCCTACCTGAGCTTCTGCCAGCAGAATTTCAGAAGGTCGAGATTAAACCCAATATGGAAACCATTAGGGAGGCTTTAAAAATGGGCACCTCTCTTGATGGAGTTACACTTCTGCCCAGAGGCGAACACTTAAGGATTAAATAGTTATGACTCAGCAGACTTTCTCAATGGACAAACAGGTTGATATGTCATCAACCACTTACAGTGATAACAAAGTGGAAACCCTTCCTGAAGGTGAATATGCAGGTAAGGTAGTCAGATGCACATATAAGCGCAAGGTAGAAACCAAGAATGGTCCTACTGATATATTCGAAATCCTAGTGGAAATTGAATCTAAGCAGTACACCATGACCTACTGGCTAAACTCTGATGGCAATATGAAAAGATGCCTAACTAGTCTGAAGAGGATTGGATTCCAAGTAACCCAATGGGGTCCAGACTTTGGCAGGCCTTACCCTGATGAACTACAAAAAGCTGCTGCTGAGATGCAGAACAAAATGCTTAGCTTTACCAGGGGAACTAGTTCAGGTGGTTACCCAACTATTGGGCTAACAGAGTTATCAGATTTTACAGTCACTGCAACCAATGCAGGTACGGCATTCATTGATCATAATGACCTGCCCTTCTAGACCACCCATTAGGGGTGGCAGAGGTGTTCATTTCTCTGAGATACCTTGATGGGGCTGTCAGCACCCACCCACTGACAGCAATCGTATTCATGCGCTTATCAGGCTGGTTATGCCATATGACATATTGGCTTAGTAACACACCTGACTTGTTGTCAGACTAGCCAGCCTGATATTTAAAACACACACATCTAATTAGGATCAACTAAATGAATGAAAAACTACACCTACCCAACCCAGTACGGTTAGCAGTATCTGCTAGGGAAGCTGCCCGGATGCTAGGAATTAGTAGATCGCAGGTGTTCAAACTGCTTGATGAAGGTCAGTTTCCTGAACCAGTTTATTTAGGGAAAAGAAATCCAAGATGGATAGTTGCCGATTTGGAAAAGTTCTTGGCATCTGGTGGAACCAACTATGAAGGTGGATCAAGGATCGGTTGAAACTAGAAATTATCTAACTATTACAAGGAATGTATATGGCTGAAATTAGTAACCTAAAACCAATTCAAACTAAATACAAGGGCTATCATTTTAGGTCAAGGCTTGAAGCTAGATGGGCAGTGTTCTTTGAAAAGATGGGGCTTGACTGGTCCTATGAGGTAGAAGGATTCCAACTTCCTAGTGGTGCATGGTATCTTCCAGATTTTTTTGTGAGAAATCCAAAAGACTGTTTTGATTATTGGTATGAGGTAAAACCTAAAGGAACTCCACCTTGCCCAAAAGTGAAAGAATTTTGTTTTTCATTGCCAGGTGATAGTGATTTTTTTTATCAAGGTGAAAATAATTTAACTGAAACAATTGTAATAAAGCCCCAGTTAATACTTCAGCTTAATGGTGATCCATTGGATTTTGGTATAGCAATGTGTCCAAGGTGCAAAAAAATAAGCTATGAAAACCCGTTGTTTGATCAACTTCAAGAAAATTTTGTCAATGAATACAATTGTGAACAATGTGACATTGCAAAATGTGGAGATGGGGTATTTTTAGAAACTAGAAGTGATGGTTCTGAATTTTACTGGCATAAAGGAACCATGGTTAATCTTAATCTTAATAATGATTATTTTATAGCATCCTTTGCTTGCGATATTGTAGATGCTGGCATGGCAGCTCGTGAAGCTCGATTCGATGGGAGTGATTCCTAATGGCTATCCAATTCACCCCACCACCAGACGACCATGAAAAGATTTATGCTTTCTTTCTCAGATGCTCTGATCTGATTAAGGAACGAGCCAGCGAGTATGAACCACCAGCAATTAGCCTGGGGAAGATTGCGCTGTACTGGTCAGAGTATATGGATGTAGAGATCACACCATACGATGTAGCCATCATGATGTGTCAGTTAAAAATAGCCAGACTTAGTAAAGGTCATCATCAGGATTCATTGGAAGATGCAGCAGCATATCTAGCAATCGCAAACAGTTTAAAGGATGAAACTAATGCCATTTAAAACAGTAACTAAGACTAATCCATGTCCTATCTGTGGGAAGGGCGACCAGTGTTCAAAGGCAGAGGATGGTGGTGTGTGCTGCTTTCGGCCCACTGGACCTCAGACTGGTTACCGCATTCAGAAAAGTAAAGGTGCTAAGGATGGCAGGGAATTCACCATCTATCAACCCATCAGCAATGCATCATGGCAGAAGCCAACAAAACAACCAGAGACTAATGAACTTTGGGCAGAAATCTAGGAATATATTTTGACCAAGTTTCCTTGTGATGAGGTAGAAAAGCAGGAACTTTTCCGCAGAGGTGGACTAAGCCCAGATAACTTTGGCAGTATGCCATTTAGTAATTCATCCACCAGAAGGGAAGTAGCACAGGAATTGCTGGAAAAGTTTGGGGAACAAATCTTTCAATGCCCAGGCATATCTAAGAACTGCCCATCAGGTAAAGGCACACTACCTTGGATTGAAGGGGCTGAAGGGTTAATGATTCCTATTAAAGACTGGAAGGGAAGAATACAAGGAATACTGATCAGACCAAGATTGCAGGATGGTAATAGTAAGTATTTGTGGATGACTTCAAGCAATAAGGGTGGAGCATCTGCAACCCCTAGAATGCATGTTCCCACCCGAACACCGCAGCTACTAAGGCAACCAGTTCAAACCGATGGTCTCTGGATTACTGAAGGTGCCCTGAAAGCTAATGTGTTATCTGGAATTTATGACATTGCCTGTGTAGCAACACCCAGTAACAACTTAGAACCAGCAAATGCATTCATTGAATCACAACCACTGCAGAAGATTGTGCTGGCCTATGATCAGGATATCAACCCAGTAGCTAGGAAAGTAACCTCTAAGAACCTGTTAAAAGTCTATGATAAGTTTCCAGATCATGACTTCTGGTTAGCTGTTTGGGATGGCGCAACTGCCAAAGGGATTGATGATCTACTTCAAGCTAATGGTACATACCAGCTGTTACCCAAGAATGAAGCTTTGGAATATTTAAAAGCATATATCGGTAATGATCAAACAGAGATCACAGATTACAACTATAACCCTGATAGCATGTTGAAAACTGAATGGACAGAAGCCATGGAACTTGTAGGGGCATTTGGATCAGACATGAAATTTATGTCAGAGTGGGAAGATTTCC